GACGAGGTATAGTCTCGCACCCTCCCGAGCGAAGCCGATAGCCACACTTCGCCCGATGCCCCGGCTCGCACCAGTGATAAGTGCCACTTTACCGTTCAGCTTCGCTGTCATACGCAACCTGCCGTATATCGAGGGTCATTTCCGAGTAGCGAACAGCTCAGCACACTCGCACACGTCGCACCATGAAGTCGCTAGTTGTGAAACCGGGGCTTTCGGCGCTTCGACCTGAGGAAGGCCGCCGCGCTATGGCACCACTACAGTGCCCCCGCTTATCGAGACTACTTCGCCGGTGATGTACGAGGACAAATCGCTGGCCAGAACAACGAACCGCTCGCGCATCGAGCCCGCATGAGCGCGGAAATTTCCGGCGGGTCTCGGAAGAGCTGCGCAACCGGACTGGGCGGTGGATGATGCAGTCGGATGCGAACTCCTCTCGGAAATTTAGAATTACTAATGACCGAGGGTTGAAACCGAGTTGACGCTATGGAGCGGTTGACAAGCCGTGATTTTGGGTAGGCATAAGGAGAGACATTCGAAATCAGAAATATTAGTTGATCTTATCAAGATCCGACTCTCGAGCCATGACAACATAGATAGAACGCATTATTCGAGAGCGTTAAAACACGCCTATTGCCGGTATATTTTTCGTTTGCCCTTTAGGATCCCGCTTGCTCGCAGTTTGCGTCTATATTCGTGCTTAGCCTGATTTGCACGCCAGTCGCGTACACGGCGAGTGCCGTTGCATAGCTTGGAACATGCCTTCTGATCCTTTCGCAAAGCAAAGAAGAAGCGAGAGCAAACACCACACTGGCGCACCCGAGCAAGCTCGACACCAGCGAGAGCAGTCAAAAAGTCCTTGTAGGGGTCGACCAACGAGGTAGCAACAAGGCCGTTGCGCACCCAGATTTCACTGCGCGACGTCGCCGGATTCACATAGAGTCGCTTGATCAGCATTTCGCCAACCTGTTGTAGTACCTTGGAGGATGGCGCTGCTACGAGTGCACGGAGAGTGGACGCAATTTCCGCGATTAGTCGGCGAAAGGATCGCGCCTGTTCTTCGTCGGTGTGCAGCTCCTGCAAATCCAGGCTGGCGACAATGGCCGCCTCGTGCGCCAAGGGAGAACGTTCAAATCGTCGAACAATCTCCGCTGCAGGAAGGTCGTGACACTCTGCCTCCCACTGATCGACGCGCAATATTGAAGCCAGAACGTTCTGTAATCGCTCAAGTTCATTACTCAAGGGGGGCGGCGACAAGAGGTTGGCAAGTTCCAGCCACGGCCGTAGAAGCTCATGAGATTTCGAGGGAGGCTTTGGCTCTGGAGCATTTAGCGACTTCGGTAACACTTTGATCCTAATTTCTCAAATCGATCTGTTTGGAAGTAGATTCGACGAGGGTCCTTCCTGTACTGCGTTATCCTTGGTTATCATCGAAACCGACGTTTGATACATCACCTAAGCCTAAGCGTAACGGAAAACGGGAGATGCCAGAAGAGCGATTCGGGAGAATTACGCAAGCCATCTCAAGATCCGGCGTGAATTCGGAACCAGACGATCGGCGCGCAACAGCTACGTTCCAAATCAAGGATCGGGTGCGAGAGCTCCGTCGCGTTGCGGCCCGCGAGTTGGTGCCGCATCCAAAGAACTGGCGCAGACATCCCCAGATCCAAATAGATGCGTTGCAGGCACTCCTCGTTGAGGTTGGCTATGCGGATGCCTTGCTTGCGAGAGAATTGCCGGACGGCCGCCTCATGCTCATAGACGGGCACCTTCGAGCGGAGACTACACCTGACGCTGAGGTTCCTGTGTTAGTGCTCGACCTCACGGCGGAGGAGGCCGAGAAAGTTCTCCTTACCTTGGATCCGCTTGCGGCACTTGCGGAGTCGGACTCGGACCGAATCAAAGCCCTTCTGCAAACTGCAAGAACGGACAGTCCAGCGATAGAGGATCTCCTCGGACGCACCGCTGGCGACAAGTTGTGGGAGCTCATACATCCGCTGGATCTTCGGGAGGCGGAAGTCTCACCGGACCGCATCATACAGCTCATGCAAAAATGGACGACCCAACCGGGCCAGCTGTGGCAAATCGGTCCGCATAGAATCGTCTGTGGCGACGCGACAGACCAATTCGCGGTCTCGCGCCTGTGGGACGAGAGTTACCAGGGCTTTCGCCTGATTTGGACCGATCCTCCGTATGGAGTCGACTACGCGTCGAAAAATGCCTAGCTGAATCAAACTGATCGTGGCAACCGCATCCAGTGGCCGATCGCAAACGACCTTCCTGGGCATGCCAGTGCACAATTTCGAAACGCACTGGAGGTGGCACGCCGGCGGGCGCTCGCGGGAGCGGCCTGTTATGCGACGGTGCCGTCCGGCCCGCTCCTCTCTGATTTCATCGATGCACTGAATCAAAGCGGATTCGCCTTTCGACAGTCGCTGGTCTGGGTTAAGCAGCAGTTCGTAATCGGACTCAGCGATTATCAACACCGGCACGAACTTATTCTCTATGGTTGGCTCAGCAATGGCGCCCACTACTTCACCGACGATCGAACTCGAGATTCCGCCTTCGAGGTCGACAGGCCTCACCTCAGCGATTTGCACCCTACCACCAAGCCGATCGAACTGATTGCCCAAATGCTTGCGAACAGCAGTCGTTCTGGTGAGCTGATTTACGATCCCTTTATGGGTTCGTGGTCCACTGTTATTGCCGCACATCAGTTAGGGCGCGTTGCTTACGGCGTCGAGATCGATCCGGGGTACGTGGCCGTCTCCCTGGAGCGGCTATCGATGCTCGGTCTTACCCCTGCGTTGGTGAACTGACGATGCCCCGCAATAGTGACGGTACCTGGCGTAATGCCAAAAGCCCGATAGCGGTATCGCCGGCTGTTCTGCGAGCAAGGTGGATCGAGTCGGAAGTCATTCATCTAAAGCAGATCGGCCTTGCGTTTGATGCGATCGCCGATGAAATCACTCTGGTCGGACGTAGTCTGGCCAAACCAATAATCGCGATTCCGCCAAATGTGAGCTTTCCTCCTGACTATCAAATTTCACGACAGGCCTGCCACAAAGCATTCAGGCGTGCAATTGCACGTGAGCCGTCGTTGGAACTAGAAGAACTGCGACGTCTCGACAATGCTCGCTGCGAAGCGATGCTGATGAACCTGCAGCCTGCCATCCGCAAGGGAAATCCGCGCGCGATCGAAGTCGGCCTCAAAGTGCTCGATCACTCGATCAAGATCAATGGTTACGGCGCGGCGCAGAAACACGAACTCACGGGCAAGGGCGGCAAGCCGTTGGCCATAGTTAATTTACTTGAAGCGCTAGGACCCATCTCGGATGACGATCATCGAACTTTCGAAGACCACAGAATAGGAGGATATCCCCGGTGGAGGGGAATGACGGACAGCTCAATACCAAACAACAAGAACACTTACAGAAGATAGTCAGCGATCCGGTGCTCTTCGCCACCCATGTTCTCGGAGTCATTCTCTGGAAGCGCCAGCTGGAGATCTTGCGGTCGATTCAGACCCGTCGCAGAACCGCGGTCAAAGCGTGCCATGCCGCCGGCAAGACGTTCGCACTTGGGATCGCAACACTGTGGTGGTTGACGTGCTATTCCGATGGAATCGTGCTCACGACCTCGCCAACCCAGCGCCAGGTTAAAACTCAGCTGTGGAACGAAATCCATCGACTAGCAGCAGCGGCTAAGGTCCCCTATCCAAAGCTCAGAACGACTGAGCTTAAGCTACGCGACGACAGCAACTTCGCGCTCGGGTTCGCGACCAATCAAACAGAAAATTTCCAGGGCTACCATGGCAAGCATATTTTGATCATCGCGGATGAGGCCCCCGGCATTGAGTCCGGCATTTGGGATGCCATTGCCGGAATTATGGCCGGCGGCAAGGTGCATGTGGTGATGGCCGGTAACCCGATCACTCGAACGGGGCCGTTCTTCGACGCCTTCACGTCAGAGCGCGGATTGTGGAACTGTATCAGCTTGACGCTTTTGAGACTCCCAATCTGGAAGGTGTGACCCTCGAGCAGCTGCTCGAGCTTGACCCAACCGAAGGAGGATCGCTCGATCAGAATGCCTTCCCGTACCTGGTAACGAGGCGATGGGTGCGCGAACAACATCCCATTTGGTGGCATGGAAGCGAAAGCAGCTCTCCTCAGTGGATGTCGCGGGTCCGCGCCCAGTTTCCCGACAAGAGCCAGAATTCCTTATTTAGGCTCGACTGGCTGAAACGTGCGAAAAAACGAGCGCGGCACAGCCGCGTTGTCGACGTAGGCTCGCGTCCGCTAGTCGCCGGAGTCAATGTCGGCGGTGGCGACGCTGAAACAGTGGTGTACGTTTGTGAGTGTACGCACGAGCAGAACAGGATCATCGCGATGGGCGCCTGGCGCGGGGAGGACACCCGCGGGCAGGTCGTGAATTTCCTTAATGAATTCCGTTCCCGTCTCTCTTTGGTCCAGGTCGACGCGATCGGCGTAGGCCACAACTTCGCGCACCATCTGCGTGATTGCAGATTTCCAGTAGATCCAATCAATGTCGGGATGTCGTGCGAGAGCAATCCGCGGCTGGGCGAAAACGATCCGGGCCGAAGCTTTGTAAATTTAAGAGCCGAGTTCTACCAAACGCTCGCCGATGCGTTCGAACGCGACCAGATTGAAGGGCTGACAGACCAGACGACCGTCGGGCAACTTGCCGGGCTTCGTTATGAACTTGATTCTCAGGGCCGGACGAAGATTGAATCCAAACAGAAGGCGCGCGAACGCGGTGTTCCTTCTCCCGACCGCGCCGAGGCCCTGATGCTGGCGCTCTGCAGGCCGTATCACAAGTTCGAATTGTACTCGATCCGCGACCTTCAGCAGCGGAGGTCAGTTCGAGGCGATACCAAGGATTTGCTCAACGTTCTCAGTATCCTCAGAAGAGTCCCGAATGCCGACCACCAGGGCAGCTTGGTCAGCCAATATTGACCGCGCCGCAATAAGCACCACCCGCTCGAGCTCAGGCGCTGGCACTCGCCAGCCGCGTTTGCTGCCATCAGTCGTGCGCCTGACCAGAGCGCGCGAGACAAAGTAACGGTATCGGCGTCCGGCTTTAGCGGCTCCCTGAGCATAGAGTGGCTCGCCGTTTTCGTCGAAAACCTTTCCCGCCAACGGGCTCGATGGCGCCACGGCTGTCGGTTCGCGGCCTCTCCGCGCGCCGTTGCATAGCCGCTGCTGGACCTGCTCCCACGTCTCGCGCTCTAGGGTAGGTTCGTGCTGACCGGGATGGCGTTCCCCCTTATGCCTAATCTCGCCGATGTAGATCGGATTCGACAGCAGTTCGTACAAAGCGTCGCGTGAAAAGCTGTTGCCGCCCGACTTGCTTCCCTTCTGCGATAGCCGGACCTTGGACGCCACTCCGCGCTGGTCTAGATCCTGTTTCAGCAGCCGGACCGAGCCGAGCTCCAGGTAGCGCTGATAGATCTGCCGGACCAGATGAGCTTTCGCCTCGTTGATCACCAGACGCCGATCGCGGACATCGTATCCAAGGGGCACGGTCCCGCCCATCCACATGCCCTTGCGCTTGGACGCCGCGATCTTGTCCCGGATTCTTTCTCCCGTCACTTCACGCTCGAACAGGGCGAACGACAGCAGCACGTTGAGGGTCAACCGCCCCATTGAAGTAGTGGTGTTGAACTGCTGCGTAACCGCCACGAATGACACGCCGTTGACATCGAAGATTTCGACCATGTTGGCGAAATCGGCCAATGAGCGGGTCAGCCGATCCACCTTGTACACCACCACCACATCGACCAGCCCGCCCCTGATGTCCTCCAGCAGCCGTTGCAGTGCCGGACGCTCCATAGTCCGGCCGGACAGACCGCCATCGTCGTAGTGGGCCTTGCTCAGCCGCCAGCCCTCTCCTGCCTGGCTCCGAATGAACGCCTCGCAGGCGTCGCGCTGCGCGTGGAGTGAATTGAAGTCTTGCTCTAGGCCCTCCTCCGAAGACTTGCGCGTATAGACGGCGCAGCGCCGCACCGGATGCTTAGTGTGCTCCATCGCCGGCCTCCGCCTTCGTCCGGCCCTTCAGGCCGAAGAACAACGGCCCCGACCAGCGGCTGCCGGTGATGTGGCGCGCTACTGCCGAGAGTGACCGGTAGTGCCTGCCGCGAAAGCTGAAGCCGCTTTCCACCACCACAACCTGGTGTTTGACGCCGCCCCACTCCCGGATCAACACCGCGCCCGGTTCGAGCTTGCGCAGCAGTGCAAACTGACGCGGTCGCCGCGCATGCGCATCGGCGGCTACGCGCTGGAACAGGCGGCGGGTGATTGGTTTAAGCGCGCCCAGCGCCCGCTCCTGCAGGCGGTAGGCCACCGCCCCAATCAGCAGGTCGCGGCTAAAACGTGAAGGCGCGTCGGTCCCATAGAGCGTCCGCCAGCGCGCCTTTAGATGTTCGACATCGAGCGATTGGAGCCCGGCGATTTCGCCCGCGAGCTGCGCCCGCTGAGGCTCTGATAATGATCGACTCATAGACTGCCCGCCTCCCTCACGGGCGGACAGACACATCGCTCTGTTGGCGGCGGAAAGCCAGTCCTGAAAACCGGGTGATTCGAGCCGCCACCAGGGTCTTGCGCACCCACGGAATCACCGTGGTCACCAGACGGCGCACAACGCGCTTTGACCTCGTTCGCCACGCGGCGAACTGGGTCCGTTCAGCGCGTTAGAGTCATGAGAGATTCAAAGCCGTCTCGCCGCCGGACGGTCCAACCAAATCGCCTCGCGGCGCCGAATCATCGGAACGGAATGCGGCGAGTCGTTAACCGAAGAAGACCGTCGCGTTAGGGTTGCTCGAAACTCCCGGTTCACCATGGCAGGGCACACCGACTTGACGACATCGGGCGTCCGCTTAAGCAAAAGCGCCAACGGTCATTACCTAACGGATCGATACCACGGTGGACGAGGGTGAAATCGAAGGGGCTCGGGGGTTGTGTGCTGTGAAAGCTTTATCGGAGATGGGGGACGGCCCCCCGGAGTCGGCTTGCAGGAGCAGGCTCCAAACCACCCCAAGCTGCGAGGGTAAAGAGCCCTGGTGGTGAACGTTGTGGGAAAAGGCGGAGGAATACTCCGTCAGGTGCGTCTCAGGGAGACGAACGAGAGTGAACCGCTGATGACGTGTCGTAAGGCCCGAGGCGACGTCGAAACCGGGGTCCGGACTTCTATCCCGCGAGCAAGGATTGGGAGGTGTCCTGCCTACTGCCCAACCGGCGTCCGGCATGGAGGCGGCGTGACCTTGAGACAGGCTTCGATAAGGAACACAGGAACCTGTCGCCTCGCTGCGAAGGGAGAAACCCAAGCGGCAAGCCGCCGTGAGGTTCTGAGTACCGATGCGGGGCACAGGGGCGGAGACGTCCGTAATAGGGAAGAAGGTCCTGTAATGGGCTTGGACCGAAGGGGCGTCGTCATCCGGCTTTATCCGGTGGGCAACCCGAAAGGGGAGGACTCGCATGAATAAAGTCAAGCCGTTCTGGATTGCGAAACGCGAGGTGTGGGAAGCATGTAAGCAGGTGAAGGCGAACCGAGGGGCGGCAGGAGCTGACGGGCAGTCCATCGAGGATTTCGAGAGAGACATGAGCAATAATCTCTATCGAATCTGGAATCGGATGAGTTCCGGCAGCTACGTTCCGCTGCCCGTGCGCCGGGTTGACATCCCAAAGGGTGATTCCGGAAAGACACGTCCACTCGGAATTCCGGCGGTGGCCGACCGAATCGCTTAGACGGTGGTCAAGCGGTACCTGGAACCGATACTGGAGCCCAAGTTTCACAAAGACTCCTACGGCTATCGGCCAGGAAAATCGGCCCACGACGCTTTG